CCACAGGAAGTTGCGGACTATCTGCAAAGGGTTCCGCTGATTGAAGAGTGGATCAAGTCTTTGCGCCGCCACGCCAATAGTCTGCTTGAAACGGGCGGTGGTCTTCCCGGCTACAAGCTGGTTGAGAAACGACCGACCCGCCGCTGGCGTGTTGAAGAAGAGTTTGTGGCTTGGGCCACAGAAGAAGGTCTCGATGACGACGACATCTACGAAAAGAAGTTGAAGTCGCCACCGCAGATCGAGCGTGTTGTGGGCAAGAAGAACTTGCCTGCATCGCTCGTCATAGCTGTATCATCCGGCACATCAATGGTCGCTGATACAGATAACCGTCCAGCAATCGCTACCCTAGCGATTGACGACTTTACCGTTGAATAAGGAAATACCGATGTCAAAAGTTATTACACCCGAAGCAATCATCTCTTATCCGCATGTGTTCGAACCGCAGACACCTCCGGGTGCAAGTGAGCCAGTCTATTCTTGCTGCCTTGTATTCCCTGACGGCACTGACATGTCCGAACTCAAGGCGACGGCCGCTGCTGTGGCCAAGGAGAAGTGGGGAGACAAGACTAAATCGTTGATGGAAGGCGGCAAAATCCGTATGCCTTTCCGCAACGACGGCGAAGAGAAGGGCTATCCAGAAGGCTCGGTCTTCATGAACGTCAAGTCGAAGCAGGCCCCCGGTGTTGTCAGCAAGTTTGCTGGCGAGAACGGCAAGCCCGCTCCGATTACCGACCCTAAAGAAATCTACCCCGGTGCGAAGGTCCGTGCTTCGCTGCGCGCTTATGCGTACAGCGTGAACGGCAACAACGGTGTTGCGTTCTCTCTGGGCAATCTTCAGAAGGTAGGTGACGGTCAACGTATGGACGGCCGTCTGTCCGCTGCCGACGAGTTCACTGCAACGGAGCGTCCGTCCGCAGACATCTCGGACCTTGACGATTTGCTCTAAGTAAAAGGGGGAGACCAAGGAGTATGGAAGTCGCTTTGGTCTCCCTCAATCTAACGCCTCGGATATCATCTGCGCTTTTTTGGCTAGGGTCTTAGCCACAATCTCATCAACAGAATTGACAAGGCCAAACGTCCGCACGATGACCGGCTTTGTCTGGCCGATGCGATGGCAACGCTTAGCCGCCTGTGCGTTCACCGCCGGAACCCAATCCATCTCCACAAACGCCACCTGATTTGCAGCCGTCAATGTGATTGCTGTGGAACACGCCGTGATCTGGCCGATGAAGACGCGCACCTTCGGGTCGGTCTGGAAGTTGTCAATCGCTGCTTGACGGTCGGCCGTTGGCATACCACCTGCGACCACCACTGGGCTAAAGTCTTTGAGCTTATCGTAAAGCGTCTGGATTGCGTCAGTGTGGTAGGCGAAGATCACGATCTTGTCGTAAGCATCATCCGCCAATTCGCCCGCTATCTGTGTGGCGATGGGCGCTGCCTTGGCCACACCTGTTAGCCGACGCAGTGACGCGATGTGAGGGGCGATGCTCTCAATCTCGGTAGACAAGTCTTGATTTGTCAGCGAATGCGCGAGGATCATATCGACCGCTTCGGCTTGGCGTGGATCGTCGATATGTTTCCTGTCGTTCCAGTTATCAATCTCGACCGGCGCGTCCTGCCACCAGATCGGCGGCAAATCTTTCAGCACAACCTCGCCTTTACGGCGCAGCATGATTGCTTTCAGCACGGTCTTGAACTCAGCCATGCGTTCGGTCTTGTTGCCAAGAACCTGAAGACCGAACTGGCCGCTCCAAGTCTTGCAGAAATACATCGTAAAGTCGGCGAAGTTTAGAGGGTACTTCCAAATCGCTTTGAGATGTGTCCAGAAATCACTGACGTTGTTAGGAATGGGAGTACCACTAAGAAGCCAAACACGATCAGCGAAACGAACAAGGCCATCGCCGCGACAGTACTGACCATATAGATACTTTGTGCGCTTAGCAGTACGGTTCTTGAGATAATGCGCTTCATCCAACACAAGAACGTCTGGCTCAAACTTGGCAATCTCATTGCGGACCTCCTTCGATTGCGTGATCTTATCGTAGCTAAAGACTTTGACTTCGCGCTCAACGGTTCCCCATCGCTCGAACTCACGACGCCAGTTAATCTTGGCGATAGCCGGACAGATCACAACGACCTTTGTCAGGCCGAGTGTATCACAGGCTGCGATAACTTGAAGTGTTTTTCCAAGGCCCTGCTCATCGGCAAGGAATGCGGCGGGGTTCTTACAAAGAAAGTCTGCGCCGACCTTTTGGTAATCGAATAGATGGTTCATTGTCTTCCCTCTCAGCGGCGTAGCAGGCAAGAAGCGCAGCTTCGGCCCGGCCGTCGTCCTTTTTCCGTGCGAAGAGATGGGCGTAATCCGGGAACAACTCTTGTGCCCGCTGACGACTGCCGTCCTTCCCTCCGAACGTGCGCATAGACTTAATCCAAGTCGCAGGCGGTATCAACTCAAAAGATACAGACAGGCCAGCAAGCACGCCTTCGACGATACCCGCCGCCCGGCCGAAGCTGAACATCGAGGACACACCTTGGCCCGGCATGGCGTGAACCTTCTCAATAAGAGCGGAAGTATCGGCGGTGACGTGACCGCGCAAAGCATCGGCCAGCATGTGCGCGTCAACCTGATTGACGACACGCGGCCCGCGCTTGACCTTTAGGGTAGGCATGTCGATGATGACAAGTTCTCGGCTATCCTTATCCAGAATAGCGACAGCCCCGAACGCGCCGGGATCAATGCCCATGAACTTCATGGGCGATGTGTATAGTATTAGAAGCTAGTTCGCAAGTGACTGCGTGGCCCCAAAGACTTACGATGGCGAAGCCCGTCGGGTTTGTGGCGACGTTTAGCTTTCGGCTGCGGCGTCCATTTCATATCTTTAACGCTACTCTTCTTGGCCATTATTATACCTACGGCTGTACTGGTGGGAGTTTTTGGTTCTCTTCTACGTAGCGGTTAAGCGCCCTCGTTTTGAATGTCTTTGCAAAGACCGATCTAGAGAACTCCATGCGCTTCCGTATCTGAGCGCGGCGTTCATCGTCGTCTAGATTTTTCCATTCCGGTGTAGCCATATCCGCCTGAATAAGAGCCTTGCCTAATTTACCTGAAACAAATGTAAATTGGCGGCGCTCTTGATCCGTAAGTTCGAGTTTAAACTTTACCGGTTTTTCTTGGCCCGTACTGACTGACAGTGACATCTCTTTTTTGGGAGGCGCGACACCAAGCTGAAGCCGCCCGATCTCTCTCAAGAACGGGTCTTTTGTTGCAGTGGACATACCGACCGGCGACAATAGGTTGAACGCAATAGCACCCACTTGCTCGGTAGTAGGCCGTCCGGCTACGGGCAGCGCGCCTGTCCGCGTAATCGGATCGCCCCAAACATTAAGTTTATTAGGAACCCGATTGATGTCGTAGTCCGTACCCGCAATCGTGAAGGTGTTGCCGCGAATAACTGGAATACGGTTCTGCACTTCCTTGATGATCGAATTTGCTTCGCGCACTTGCGGATCAATCGCGGCCCCTGCTTGGCGGAACAAGTTGGGAACCGCGAGGCCAGCGGCGGTGTCTCGTATAAACTTTTCAACGGTCGTAATGTCTGCGTAATCGCCAGCAAGGCTTTCATAAAGGTTAGTGAAGCCTTGCAGATATGTTTTCTGAGCGATGTTGGACGCGATAGAAAAAGGAATGAAAGCTAATGCCTTTTCGTATTCCTCTTGCGTCATATAATCCTTGGCGGTTACCGCGTCAGCCACCGCACCGAAGAGCGTGGCGTATGGATCGAGCCGACCAATGGATATATAAGTATCGCCCACCTTAATACTGTACGGCTGCCAACCCGTCGCCAGCAACGCCGCTCTTTCTTTAGGATCGGTAGGCCCAGAGCCGGTAATCTTCCCTTCAAGTGCGTAACTAACTAACGCACCAGTCGCGCCAATACCGAGCGATAGTTTCGCCAAAGCCTCATCGCGCTGCCGCCCGCCAGCCTTAATCTCCGCACGCCATCTATCCGACAGCGGCGCGAGGGGGGAACGCTCTGCTGCGTACTTTAAAAGATTGGCCGGAGATTTGAAAAATGGAACAATGAACGAAGCGGTAGGGGATTGCGCTAGGAACCGCTGAAAGGCTTTGCCTGTTGGCCCAAGTTCGGATTGGAACGTACGGTACTCGGCCTCCCGCTCCGCCGCCTTTTGCATGGCTTCGGTTGGTTCCTCTTTATACTTAGCAAACAACTCGTCCAGCTTTTGCTTATTACCGCCGCTTTCGTCGAAGGCTTTTTTGAACGCCTGTGCGTTCAATTCACCCCGGCGGGCAATAGATTTGAAGAACTCATCCTGCGTAAGCAAAAGACGGGTTGGGATGCGGATGACTTCACCGATTGGCCCACCGATAGCATTGCGCTGGACATCGAGCCGCGTTACTCGGCTTTGCGCCTCCCCCGTCTTAAATGCCTGCGCCGCAAGTTTAAGTCCTTCGCGTGTACCTTGGCGCATTCCTGCTATCCGCGCTCCGACTTCACGGAAAGTAACCCGATCAGGTGTGCGTCGTATCGCGCCGATACCCGCTTCCAATGGCTTTTCTATAATCGGGGACACCGCCGTCAGCACGTTTGATGCAAGGTTGATTGATTGAGTTTTAATACCGGATAGCCAGTAATTGATGTAATATTCTTTGAACTTATCCTTCCATGTTGGCGTTGCAATTTTGCCAACAAACTTAGCGGCGGAGGAAGGGTCGTCAAATGTCGCAAGGCTTTGGATCAACTCTTCAGTTGATACCCCTTTAGCCCGCTGTTCGAGAAGCTGCTTCATGGCAATCGAAAGATCGACGGACGGACGCTCTCGAAGAACGCGCATTGCACGGCCAAGTTCGGAACTTGCACCCTGAAGTGTCTCAAGGAAAGCCGTGTTAGAAACAAGACTATCCATCGCCTCTTGGAAAGCTACAGGGTCTTGACCACCAGAGGCCACCCATGTTTTTGCTTTCGCTATTGCGTCTTCGGTGTTCTGGTAAACAACACTCTTCGCCGCCTGAATTTGCTCGGCGTTTAAAGGCATACTGATTTTACGACCGAGGATGTCTTTGAGATTAACGTCCTTCGATAACTCATTGATCTGCGCAATAGTCATCGTGCCGCGTCGGGCTTCAGGGAAATCCTTATTGGCCTTTGCTACGTCGGATAGAAACCGCTTGGTCTCGTCTGTTGTTTGGAAGTT